GACTGCGGGCCGAAGATCTCAGCTCGATCAGATCCGGCGACAAGCGTGATGTCCGTGTAGCCTAGTTTCTTTAAATGTTCATACGCAGCCAACGGACCACCACATGCGGGATCACATATTGCCGTATCGATAAACGTGACGCCACTAGGGAACATGAGCTTGAGATACTTGATCTTTTCGGCTGAAGTGAGTGGGTTCTTCGCAGCCTCTTTTCCACTTGGTTTGCTCGAAGATACGAAGACAAACGCGTCTCCACCCGCGTCTTTGACCGTTTGAATCAGTTTCGCATGTCCAATGGTCGGAGGCTGAAACCGACCGACTGCATAAACAGCCTTCATTATTACTTCAGTTGAAAAAGCAATGGACAACGAGTCTACGAATCTCGTTCTAGTGGTCTTGGTCACGTCCCTTCATGCGTGGATTTTATACACTACGTTTTGGTGGTTTTCTGAATGCGGACACGGTCCGTGATTACTTTGGCCTCATGTTATGCGCCTTGTACGCGATATCATCGCCCAGCTTCATCTTGAGGCTTGGACTGAAGAGTCGGCGATCGGCGACGGCCGTGGTGAGGTTCCAAACCTTTACGATGTGAAACTGACCCTTCGGAGAAACCGTCACGCCTGCGATGCACTCGTTGTGGTTCTTGAGGAATGAATTTGCTAAGCAGTGCACCATGCAATCGATGAAGACCGTATGCGTATCCGACGCATCGACCTTCTTCGACCAGGCACCACCCTTGTCGTTCTCCGGCGCGTCCCATAATGGGCGCACCCCGTCCTTCATAAAGAAGAACATACCTGATTCCCAAACATCCTTGGGAATACCGTCCACGAGGCTCCAGAACTCGGGAATATTTGTGACGTCATAGATGCGGATGTAGCTTTCAAGGCTGTAGTCATTGTTCGACGGATCGTGATACCAGAGAGTCCACTTCATTTTTGCCGACACTCCTTCCTTGTTGAGTGTGAAGCAATCCGTTTTCCGTTTCACCACGAAGGTTCGCCAACTGAAAATGAATCCTGTAGTTTCACAAGGAAACGAGAGCGTCGAAAATGGACGTCCCTTCAATCTACGCTCTCCGCCCTTCCGTCAAGCAACCTCTTCCCGATAGTGTAGTGGAGATCTTCTCCAAGCTACGCACATCCTTCCGCCCAGTCTTCCGCAAACCCCATCGCCGTGAACCTCCGGTCGAACCCGCCAATTGGCGCCAAAATGTATTAGTCGAAACCCTCCGCAAGGTACGCGAGAAGGACGATGCCGACTATGATGAAATTAACGCAGCCATCAACAAGCTGTCCAAACCCACCTACTCCAAGCTCACGGAGATGATCAAAACCAAGCTCGCAGCTCGCGACGCAATGTTCCGCTTGCGCGTAACGACGTTGCTCTTCGACCGGGGCATCCGCCAGAACTTCTATGCGAGTATGTTGGCCGACCTGTATTCCGATATCGTGAAGTTGAGCGAGGACGCGCGCGCCGATCTGGCGACTCAGGTCGCGATGTTTGATTCACTCTACGACACGTCCGCGGTCACAATCGTTCCTGCGTCGACGGATTCTGGCTTCGATGACGCACTGATCGCATGGACCAAGCAGAAGGAAACGAAGCGCGGCTTCGCAGTCTACACGTCTGAGCTGTATTCGCGTGGTCTGATTCCTGAAGCGACCATGGCGGTCTTCGTGTCGACAGTCGTGGACGACCTTCGCGAAACCATCAGTCAGAAGAAGACGCCACCCGTCGAGGAGCATGTCGATCATCTCGTCCGGTTCCTGGCGGCCGTCGCGCCTAAGGTCAAAGAGGTCAAGCCCAAGGTGGCCGAGATCCTTGCGATTCCCCGGACGGAGACACCTTCGCTCACGATGAAGTCCCGATTCAAACTAGAAGACGTCGTTGCAGCCTCAGCGTTAAAATAAACGCAAACACATCCTCCACCTCTCACAAATGAGCGTTCCCTCAGCCACCGTTATGGCGCATGTTGCTAAGCTCGCGATCGAGCATGATAAGCCGATCTACCTTGACTATTTTTCTGATTCCCTGTCCAAGGCGTGCTGCATCGGTGTGACGAATGAGAACAAGTGCCTGGTCAAGTCGGACACGGAGTACACGTCGCCGATCGAGTCGATCATGCGCCTCAAGGAGGAGAAGATGTACATCATCATGACTGAGAACAGCATCTACGTGGTGTCGGCCGACATCCCGGTGAAGCGCATCGTTCAGCCGTCTACGGACACCTCGTCTGCTTAAACTAAATGACCTCAGAAGCTGCACTTCTGTTGTTTCCACCTCCTCATCGTATTCTTTTTGAATCACTGAATGACCGGTCATCACATACAGCGTGGGAAGAGTATGTGAAGGCAAATAAACACCGATGCGACTTTGAAGAGGTAGATGCTGCAAAGATGAACTCGATTGACGACTTTGCGCCCTGGATCACGCAATGGATGTCGTTCATCCCCTCTCAAACTCATATTCGCATTCGTGTCTTGATGGTGTGGCATGCACACTTTTTGACTGCCGCGTGCCAGCAAATGCTGCGGAGGTCACTGGAGCAACGGTCCTTTCGCTGTCGAATCTGGTTTCATATCGAAGAGCCGACGTTGCAACCCGCGATTGTATCACGATGTATCATGACCCGTATGCCGGTCTATACTCATCTTCCCGAGATTCATGGCGAGTTAGACACATCGCTCTGGGACGATCCGCATGCGTATGAAAAAGGAATCTTGGATGGCCAAGCATAGATAAGTCATGCGCGTGTTCACAGATGGAGCTTGTTCGGGAAACGGTCGAAAGGATGCAAAGGCTGGATATGCGGTTTGGTTTCCGGAGCACCCTGAGTGGTCAACCGCTGCGAGAGTGCCCGATTCTGAGCCGCAAACCAATCAGCGAGCCGAGTTGTCCGGCATTTATCACGCGGTGTCGATTCTGACGAGCAAGGGAGCCTTCAATGAAGACTTGGTTATCTATACAGATTCGGACTACTCGATTAAGTGTCTGACCGAGTGGATGCCTGGATGGGTTGCGAGGAATTGGAAGACAACCATGGGAAAGGACGTTCTCCATCGCGACTTGATTGAGGGTATTGCTGGATATCTGAGCAAGTTCAAACACCGGTTCCATCATGTCCGTGCACATACGGGCGGTTCAGATGATCTGTCGAAGCAGAACGATGTCGTAGACCGCATGGCTCGTGAGAGTGTAGAGGGGAAGATGATTGAGTTGCCGCCTGCCCGCCCAGAGGATGAGCTGTTTCCCGGCTGTCCGATTGGACTTATGGGTCCTGCAGTTTCAGCTGCCGTGGTGTCTGGATGGGTTCGCAGTAACTTGGCGACGCTCGATCAAGAGATCGTCGACAAGCATCTGATGAAGGCATTTGCTGAAATGTGTAAACTGCGCAACGTGACGCTGACCAAGTCTACGGTTCAGAGGCAGCCGATGCTGCGCGCAGAACTCACTGTGGTCCACATTGAGAAAACTGAGTAGCTTACAAGTTTAGTGCGGTATACAATAAAGATGGCCCTTCCCGAGCGTATTGCTTACCATTTTTGGTCGCCTACGTGTGGTCCGTGCCAGTACATCAAGCCAATCATCGCAGACTTAATCGAGGACTTTCCCGGCATTTACTTCATCGGAGTCAATACGAAAGATGACCCACAGGGAATCGCTGAGAAGTTCGGGGTTACACATGTTCCTACATTTGTGATTCTCAAGAACGGCGAGGAGATTGGTCGCTATACGGGTTCACAAGCGTCTATGTTCTTTACGCTGTGTCGCAAGCTGATGGCGTCTTAACGAGGACATGAGATTGATGATGCGGGGCCACCTGCTGTCGCCATATTTGGATCAGCGCCACTACTCATGCCGAGTCCCTTGCGCCCTGGACCTCCGACACCGCCCGCTCCACCTGCTCCACCAGCAGTCTTGCTTCCGGGAATCGCGCTTGAGGGCAGGTAATTCGGGGCCATCGAACTGATGAGTCCGAAACAGACTCCGCCCAACACAACTCCTAGGATTCCAGACAACGCGGCCTTATTCGCACCACCCTCGATCGCGAAGGCTTGTCCACCGAATAACACCGCAGAGGCTACGATGGCTCCGGCGGCATCTAGCATACTCAGGTTCGT